CGCGACGACATCCTCCGTGTTGAGCAACGCGTCGGTGCGACGCACCGGCGTGTCGCCGAACATCATCACTTGCTTGCCGGCGATGTTTTCGAAGGTGATCCCGCCGCCGGTGCTGACCTGCGCGCGCGTCTGATGCCGCAGGTAGCGACGGATCGTGCGGTTGACGTAGAAGGCGCGCCGCCCGAGCTCGTTCGGGATGCGTTCCTCGGCGTCGGCCATCAGCTCGAGGAGGTCGGCGGCATCCGACACGCTCCCGAGATCGGAGACGTCGATGTTGGCGATCCGCACGCCATAGCGCCAATCCTTGAGCGCCAGGCCGACCTGCCAGGACCAGTGATCGCGGTAGGCGCGCATGAGCGCGCCGGTCACACCGCCCGCGTTCTCGACGGTTTCGATGCCGAGGTCCTCGTGTTCGAGCCCCGCTTTCGACCCCTTCGGGTAGATTCCGCAGATCGTCTCTTCGTCCCACGCGATCAGGTAGATCGACGTGTTGTCGGTCGAGCCCGTGCCGCCGCCCAGAATGACGTTGTCACCATTCCCGGCCGTGGTGCTCGAGTAGCGGGCCGCCAGGCCGATGAACTCTTCCGGCGCCGCCGCCGACCCGTAGATCAGCGTGGACGCCATCTCCTGATTCATCGCCTCGAGGAACGCCCGCGCCTCGCTCAGCCGCACGCCGCCCGGGTTCCCCCCGAGATCGGCCAGCTTGACGTCCACCTGCGAGTACGCGTCGAGCATCCCGACCTGTTCGTCGATCTGCGCGGTGCGCGACTTGCTCGGCTGGACGCCCTGATTGAGCAGGCGCCAGAACACATCGGGCAGGCCGGTGCGCACGCTCGTCCGATGGCCGGTAATGAGGTTCCCTTCCATGAAGGGCATGTCCTCGAGGATCTGGTTCGTCTGCGCGAGCATCTCGATAATCCGCGCGATCTGGTCGTTGGGATCGAGACGTTTCGCGAGGTCGGCCAGGGTGAGCGCGGTCGTCGACAGCGTCGCGGCGCCCAGCACACCCGGGGCGCCCGGCGCGAGATAGGCCGCCAGGCCGGTCGCCTGAAGGACGACGGCCAGTAGGGCGGTGAGTAGCAGTGTGATTCGCATGTTCGTGCTCTCTCTCAACAGGAAAAGTCGGCGTTACGTGGGCCGCGGCGCCGACGACGGAAACATCACATCCTCGGTCGGGCGTCGATCGCTCGCCGGGGGGGTGCTGCGTCCGAGGTTCGGGCGGTCCTCAGCCATCGCGTTACCGATGCGGGACAGCAACAACACCAGCGGGGCGTAGTCGCCGTACCCGGTTTTGGTCATGACCGCGCGGAGCTGCGCGCCTTCCGGCGACGAGGCCGGGAGGAAGCGATCCAGCGCGCGCACGGCGCGCTCGGTCGCTCTCGTGAGGTGTGCTCCGCCGATTTCGGGGTGTTGCTCGAGCTCGGTGCGAAAGGCCTGCTTTTGGGCCGTGAGGCTCTCGTTCAGGTCTGACAGCGCGGCCTGGGCCTGTTCGTTCGACCACCCCTTCGCCTTCGCCATCTCGACGACGGTGTCCAGGTCAGAGGCATCGACGGCGCCATGGGCCGGTAGCGTGAGCTCGTACGTCTCCGGCGGCGCCGGCGGCGCGGGAGGCATGGCCGGTGGGGTCGGAGACGCGGGTGGATCGCCGGCCGGTGGTACCGCCGGCTCGGCCGCCGGCGGGGTCGCCGGAGGCGTTGCGGGCGGGGCGGCAGGCGCCGGCGGTGCTGACGGGCCGCCGGGTGGCGTGGCGTCCGGAGCGGGTGCGCTCGGAGGCGTCGCCGGGGGTGTCGGTGTCTCAGGCATCAGGATCTCTCCACAACAAGGGGGTTAGGGCGCCGCATCCGCCCCGGCGCGTTCCTTCCGCCGGCGGCGCTGTGTCTCGTCGGCGCGCTTCAGCGCCTCGGCCTGCATCTGCAGGAAGAGTGACGTGTGCGCCTGGCAGAACGCCCACCACTTCAGCATCCGGTTGCGCACGCCGAGCTTCTGCACTTCGACGGTGTCGATGTGCTCGAAGAGGAAGCCGTCGCCGAAAATCTCATCCCACACGAACTGACGGCCTTCAGCGGTGGAGAGCTGCACGCGCCAGCGCGCCTTTTGCGCGCGGGCGTCATCACGCGCCGCGCGTCGGCCGACCGCGATTTGCTCCGGATCGGCGGCGTTGGTCTGGATCGGTTCGGGCCCGTTCATTGACACACCCGGGTTCGGTGCCGGCGCGCAATGGCGCGTTCCATCTCGGCGCGGATCGCCAGTTCACCACGTGACCGCCACGCGTGCTCACGGTCATAGGCGGCCAGCCAGGCCGCCGGCGGCGGCGCGGCCGTGGCGCGCACGTAGTCCTCGAGCTGCGCGGCGGACGCGTGGCCGAGGACGCCGACGCCCGTCACGCGCCGGCCCCTGCCTGGCTCATCACGTCATCCAACGCGGTCGACTGCCCGCCCCGCGTCGGGGTGCGGCCGAGCGCCTGTGCCCCCTGGCTGAGCGTCTGCAGCTGATCGGCCTGGGCCGCGGCCGCCTCGGCTTCTTGCCGACCCTGGAGGCGCGCGAGCGCCTCTTCGTCGGTTCGCACGATGTTCGGGTCGATGCCCAGCTTGTCGCCGTACACATCGACGATCTGTTGGGCGTTGACCTTGTCGAGCGCCTCCGGGAAGGTCGGCGCCATGCCGACGACGGTGCTCACGAAGCGATCGAGCCCGGCCACGCCGGCGAGTTTCTGGGCCTGGCTCATGATGGACAGGTATTCAACCTTGAGCTCGAGCCCCTCCAGCTCCGGCGGCGGATCAGGAATCGCGCCCGCCGCCTCCAGGATGTCGAAGCCCCGGTCGATGAGCGGGTCGAGCAGCTCGTCGTTGAACCGTTCGGTGACGGGCCCGAGCACGACGAGCTTCTCCTGTTGGCGGACCCGCACTTCCTCGGCGGTGTACGGCTGTGTCGTGTCGCTCTGCGCGAGCATCAGAAACAGGTCGACGAAGAACAGGCGATCGATCCGCTCGCGCGTTTCGGCCATGTCCTGCACGAGCTCGCGAATGCCCTCGAGGCGCACTTCGTGGATCGGGCGGAGGCCGGTGTTCCGGTCCAGGGTGTCGCTGTAGGTGAGGTCCCCAGGGTTGAGCGAGACCTTTTGGTTCCGCAGGTTCGGGGGGCCGACCAAGGGCGGGTCGATCACTTTGTCGATCGCCTTCGCCTTCTTCTTCTGCATGAACTGGAGCTGCTTGACGTCGCCCAGCGCGCCAATGCCCGGGCTCCAGGTCCCGTAGGTGTCCTGACCGGTGACGCCCCATCGGGGCACGAAGACCGGGAACCGCCGGAAGCCGCTCTCACGCAGGAAGCCGTCGCGCCCCTCGAAATCGTCCTCCGTCCGGCCCTTCTCGAAGTGGCACGACTTCCACTGCATTGCGTATCGCGCCTCGAGCCGGCGCGGGTCGTACTCGTCGTTCGGCGCCACGTACCACACGACATCGACCGCCGTTTCGAGCTGCCCGTTGTCGTAGAGCGATTTGACGGTCTCGGAGAAGCGGCTCCAGTCGATCGGCCCCTGGGCCTCGATCGGCCGGCCGAACTCCTGGATCAACTGCCGGACCGTGCGCCGGTAGTGATAGACGAACGTCGTCGCCACGCCGCGCGCGTCCAGGCCGAAGGCGTAACTCCCGACCGGGTAGTTGTAGACGCGCAGCATGTCCTCGTCGTCCTCGAGCATCGACATGGCGCCCGTCGCGAAGATCCCCGTGTCGTGGTAGAGCACGGGCAAGCCGTTGTAGAGGTTCGACCGCAGGAAGACCGTATGGAGGCGCTGCGTCACGGTGTGCAGCCAGAGCTTGACCGGGCCGCGCTCCGCGAGCGCGGCGTCGCCCGTGGTGAGCCGGAACCAGGGTTTCGCCGGCGATGTCATCCCCCCATGGAGGCCCGACTCGAGGGTCTGGATCGCAAATAGCGGTTCCGAGTCGATGATGCTCCTCGACCGGCGATCGCCGCGGTTCCGGTCCGAGGTCGTGAACCGCGTCCGCACCGGCGTCATGTACTCACCCAGCTCCCGGTAGTGCTCGTCGAACGCCGCCCGCTCCAAGAGGAGGGCGGCGGCGATCGCCTCGTACTGCTGCCGGCGCGTCTGACCGCTGAGCGTGCCTGGCACATCCGCCATTAGTAGCCACTCCCCTGCGGATCGAGAGGGGTGCCAGGCGCCAGGAGCGCGAGGTTGGCGCGGGTGCCATGGAACGGTCGCGCCGCCGCCGTCGGCGCCGGCGGCCGCGGGCGGAGGCGACGCCCGCGGCCAGGCCGCGCTGGCCGCGCGCGGGGCGTCTGACCCGTCCCCACGGCTCGAGCCCGCGCCAACAGGGGAGCCAGAAAGCCACGCGTCAGGGGCGACGCGCTCGTGTCTGCCGCGGGCCGGCGTCGGCCGACCGGCGGCATGAGCGCGGCCCCACCCACGAGCGCGCCGCCCCCAAAGGCCACTACGCGGCCCTCCGCTTTTCCCAGGTCGTCTCGAGCTCCCGGTAGCCGTAGCGCGCGTACAGGCGGCCGAGGCGTGTCCCGGCCGGCGCGATCATCTGCACGGCCCGCACGCCGTGATCGGCCGCCCAGGCTTCGAAGTGCGTCAGGAGCCGCAGGGCGGCCAGGCCGCCGCGCGCTTCCGGCTCGACCCACCAGGCGACCTCACTGGCGGTCGGCTCACCGGTGATCGGATGCGCGAACGCGTGGCCCGCCAGCATCCCGTGATCGCTCCGGACGACGTACGCGTGGCTGACCATGTGGGCGACGAAGGCCTCAAGCGCGTCGGCCGACGTCGGCCGCGTGGCGGCATACGGCCCTTCGGCGAGAAACCGCGCGCCCATCGCCACGAGCGCCGGCACGTCGTCGGCCGTGGCGCGACGAATCATCGACCGGCCTCCCGCTCGGCGCGCGCCGCGACGGCCATCTCGCGCAGGGTTTTGTCGCGCGGCTTGAAGAGGCGCGCGCCAAAGAGGAGCCAGCCGATCCGGCCAAAGAAGCCGAGGCGCAGGAACGTCGAGAGCGCCGTCGTCAGCATCTGGAGCGCGTCCTGGTGCTGCTGCACGCCGCGCCGGACCTGCCGCTGCGACAGCGGCGCCCCGCTCGGCGAGACCAGGCCGCTCATCGGTTGCGCACCTGTGCGCCCTTCGAGGGCTTGATCGACGCAAACTTGACCGGGTCGCCGGTGTCCGTCGCGGTCTCGAGTGCCGCGGTCACGAGCTCGGCCTTGACACCCTTGGCGACCAGCTCGGCGACGAGTTTGGTTTGATCGAGCGACCGATGCCCCTTGCGCTCGTTGTGGGTCACGTCGTATCCGTTACACGTGACCGCATCGCCCGTCGCGAGGCCAGCCTTGACCAGGAGCGCGTCGATCGCGGCGCGGCAGGCCTTCTCCGCGTCGATGTCGGCCTTCGTCACTTGGGCGACGACCTTCTCGAGCCGCCGCTGCCGCCGCACGAGCGGCGGTAGGCCCTCAAGCGCGGCGTAGGCCTGATACGTCCCGGTGTCGCTCATAGGTCCCTCGTGTACGGGTCGTAGTCGGTGATCGCGTGTCCGGCGGCGCCGCGGCCCAGATGCGCGAGCAGCTGCCCCGGCAGGTCCGGCAGCATGTAGGTCAGGGCTAAGCCGTCGCCCAGGTCTGGCGACCGACCGAGCCGCTTCTTGACCTGGTCTTTCCCCTCGAGCACGAACTGTCCGTCGTGAAACGTATAGGTGGGCGCGGTCAGCTCGGCGACGAGCTCGGGCACGTGCGGCAGCGCGGCCCCGGCTTTGATGGCCCTGGCCATCTCGATCCAGCCCTCCGCGCGGCGGTTCCGGTACCGCGGATCGACGGCGGCGCCGGCGAAGTTCACGGCGTGTGGCGTCTGCCCCGCCGTCACCAGGTTGTCGACGACGCCGTTCCCCCAGGCGAACGAATTGTCGATGAGCTCGAGCTCGCTCCCCCACCGTTGCTTCGCCATCATCACGCGGGCGACGATCTGGTTCGTGTTCGCGCCGCGCATGATGACCGGCTTGAAGGCCTGCAGGCCTTGGCGTGGGAAGAGCACCGTGCGGTCGTCGCCGAAGCGCGCGACGTCGACGCCGATTCGCTTCTGCATGTGGCTATAGAGCGTGTGGTCGAGCGTGCGCGCCATCGCGGCGTGCACGTCCTCGATGCCGAGGAGCGCGTTGATGGACGCCGGCGGGAACTTGCCGAGGATGTAGGCCATCACCCACGGGTTGTCGCGCCCGTAGGTGGCGATTTGCGCGCGGGCCCAGTCCGCCGGCGACTGCTGGCCGGGCCCGGTGTTGGCGACCACGCGCGGGGCGTGCACCCAGGCCTTCGGATCGTCCGGGTCGCCGGTCACTCGAATCACATGCCAGAGATGCCGCAGCTTCGTCGCCGCCTCGTGCAGCATGCCGTCCAGGGCCGTCGGGTTACCGCCTTGCAAGATCTTGCCGAAGCTGGTGTTGCCGAGCGCCTGCTCGGCCGCCCGAAGCACCGTGGACGGGATACCGCCGCTCTCGTCGACCAACACGCACACGTTCCGGGAGTGCAGCCCCGAGAACGTGGCCCCCTGCACGTTCGCGTTGCCGGTCTTCGGCCACTTCCGCGGCGAGAAGAACCAGGTTTCCGGATGGTCGACGGCGAAGATGCGTTGCGCGGTCCAGCGGAAGGCGCGCTGCAGGTATGGCGATCGCCCGTGCCACTTGGCGAACTCCGCCCAGAGGTTGTCGCGGAGGTTCTCACCGGTCACCGACGTGCACAGCCCCTTGGGGTGCTCGCCGGGGGTGCACTGCGTCCCGAGGAAATACCAGCCGCAGATCGCCTCGACCGCCGTCTTCCCGGGTCCGGCGCACGCCTGGAGGCTGATGCGCTGGATCTGGGGATTCGCGAATGCGATAAGGGTTTCCTCTTGCCAGGGATCGGGAGAAAAGCCGAACTGCTCTTCGGCGAACCGACACGCGCCGTACGGGAGCTCCCGATACCGGGCGAGTTTCGCGGCCGCCAGGTGCGCGTCACCCACGACGCACACCAGGACGAGGGTGAGCAGGAGGCGTCTCACGGGTCACCGCCCTCTCCGTCCGGCGGCACCGTGCCGGCGACAATTTGCTCGAGCGTCACGCGCCCGGCGTGCGCCACATCGACCGGCGTGGTCGTCTTCCCGGCGGCGCGATCGAGGATGTGCATCAGCAACTTGGTATCGATCTCGAGCGCGACGATCTGCGCGACGAGCCGCTTCCGGAAGGCCCGGCTCTTGAACGCCTGGCGCAACACGCCCTCGAAGAAGGCTTTGACTTCGACGGTCGTCTTGTTCGGGGTCCCAGCCGCGCGGCCGCCCGTCTTCCGGCGCGTCGCCACAGCCAACACGCTACGGCGCGGGCCGGCGGCGACGTGGTTACTAATGGCGGGGGTGGACTAGACTAGAAAGTATGGGTTGGGAACGAACTCGGCCACGCGGCTGAGGACGCCGCGCGCCCGCTGATGGATGATGAATCCGAGGGTCGACGTGGAGTGCCCCTCCGTCATCCACTCAACGATCATGAGTCCTATCTTCGAGCGCTTCGACCACGACGTACGAACGGCGTAGTCCACGCGCTGTCCCACGCGTGGGGCCCGATCAGGCACCCACAGCGTACCGACCTCGATCACGACACAGGACGCCGGCGACGCCAACATCACCGGGAGCCTGATGCCCGCGGACGCACTCACGCTCGACCCCGACCTGCCGGCGGCTCCCCCATCCGCGCCTCCCCGCCCCCGAGCTGGCAGAGCCCGACCGGGCACCGGACGGCCTGTGCGCGCGCGAGCTGCCCCAAGGCCCATTGCAGATTCGCCACGACAAACGGTGCGGCGGCCTTCCCTGCCTCGCTGCCGTCGGGCCCACCCTCGACCCCGCGCCAGTGCACCAGGCGCGCGCGAATCTCACGGACCGCCTGGTCGAGCTCGGTGGCCCTCGTCACGTGTCCGTGATCCGTGCCCTGAACCCGATCGGGTGATACCAGTAGGAGCCGTCGTCCGCGGTGTCGTAGATCCGCACGCGCGGCTCCTCGTCGTCGACGACCGGCACCACCACCGGCGCCGGCTCGTCGTCACCGTCCGTCAGCACGCATGGTCTCGGCCGGCGTCGCTCGCTCCGCGTCATCATCACAGCGTCACCTGGTCCTCATCCACGCGCGCCGGCGGCGGCGGTGGTGTGCATCTCCGCCGGCAGTTGGCACACCACATCTCGACGCCGAGGAGTAACAGCGCCCGTCCTCGCTCGCGCGGCGCCGGCCTGGCGCGATCGAGCGCCACCAGCGCCCCCACATCTAAGCAGGCGAGCTCGTCGTGATAGCAATGCGGACACAGGGGCCACCCGTCGAGCCGAAACCGCCAACACGACATCACCGCCCGTGGTGTGCCTCGACAAACCCGCGAATCTTCCGGAGCGTCGCGAGCGTGACGCCTTCGTGCTTCAGCGCAAGGCCGTATTCTCGATCAAGCTCGAACCCGTGGACACCGGGTACGTCGAGGTCGCGTCAAGCACCCATCGCGCAACCTTGAACGTGATCTTGCCGTGACCGTTCTGCTGACAGTCGAGATAGGCATAGACGAGCGTCTGGCCCTCGCGCACGCCATCCGGCACCGGTAGAGAGCCGAGCAGCTTCTCCGGCTGACAACAGCACCGGACCTCCAGGCGGCCGTGATGCGAGGCCGCTCGCCGAACCGACACGACATCACCGCCCGTGGTCATCCGCCCGCTCCACCCCCACATCCGCCAATGTGCGCCCGGTTCTCGCCAGCTCGCGGGCAAATTGCTCGACGTCGAGCGACTCGACCGTCGGCCAGTCCTGCCCGCAGTCCGCACACTGCCGCCGCCGGCGATACTTCCCATCGTGGTGCGCCCGTTGCCAGGACCGATAGACCGCGGACGTGGACCCCCCACACCAGGGACACTCCGGCTTGAGCACGTCCGACGCGCGGCGCCGCATCTGTCGACGCTCTGCCTGCCCCGCAGGCGGCCCCGCGTCCTGGCCGCGGCGACGCTCCCGGCGGCGCTCGTCCGCGCGTCCTGAGGCGCCTGCGCCAGCCGAAAGGGGGTCGCTCACCGCGGTCTACTTCGCTCTACTTTAGACACGCGTGCTGGGGCCAGGCCGGCCGCCGCGTGGCCAAGGACCAGCGCGTCCACCCCGGCCGCCAACCGCGCCCATTTGCGCTTGTCATACGGCGCGCCGTCCTTCGCCTCACCCCAGAGATGGTGGAGGAACGCCCGCACGTCGTCGGGGGCGATCGGTGTATCCCGTGCGAAATCAAACAGTTGCGGCAGGTGGCGGGCCCTCGCCTAGATTATCGACAGATCGGCCCCTGAATCGAGGAGTTTCCGCACCCCGGCGGGACGTATCCCGACGGCCCGGGGTGCGAAAACGGTGGCGGCTAGACCTCGCCGTTCGGATCGGGTGGCGTGTCAGGTGGCGGATCTGGTGGAGGGTTACCACCGTCCTCCGCTGGCTCGCCGTTCGGATCGGGTGGCGTGTCAGGTGGCGGATCTGGTGGAGGGTTACCACCGTCCTCCGCTGGCGGATCCGCCGGCGGCGCGGCTGTCGGCACCTGATTCGCTTCGATCGCGGCCGCCCAGAGCTGCTGCTCCGCGTCCAGACTGTCCGCCAGGGCGTTGAGGGTGGCCGCATCACCCTGCGCGTCGCGAATCTGTTGCGCCAGGCCCCCCAACAGCGTGCGCGCGGACGCGTTGACGTTTTTCGTGTCTTCGACTTCCTGTTGCAATCGCTCGATCGCCTCTCTCATGTCAAACCCCTCCCCGTGAAGATGGATGTGCACGTGAATCGTCGGCATCACGGCCGCCCTACGACCCACCGAGCTCCGCGCACGCATAGTCGAACGCCCGATTCAAATGCGCCATCGCCGCGCCGTCGTCATGCGTCACGTCGGGATGCCGCTGTTTCGCGAGATCACGGAACGCCTGCTTGACCTCGTCGACGGTGACGTGCCCCACCTGGAGCCCGAACACGGTGCGCCAGTCGGCCGCGGTGTCGGCTGGCAGCGCCGTGTAGCCCGACAGCGCCTGCTCGATCGTACCCACGCCGTATCGCGCCTGCCGTCGAATCGCGTCGATGTGCCACGCGATCGCGGTGATGTTGTCGGCGACCCGCGTCCATTTGTCCACCGCGAGCACCGTAGCGCGTCCCTTGAACACGAAATACACGGCGGCGCCCGGGTCGCTCGGCTCCTGTTCACTGCGCGGGCGCCCGTCCAGCCGAAGACTGAGGTTGGTCGACAACACCGGGTGCGTCGCCCCGAGGAGATCGAGCTGCCCCTCGAGCCGCGTATTCGCCACCGACACGGTCACGCGCCCGTCGACGCTCCGCTTTGAGAGGAAGAGATCGTCGGTCCAGAGGTCCTCGCAGTCGATCATCGTGTATTCGAGCACCGCGGCTTCGCGCTTGGTGTAGATGAGGAGCCCGTTCTCATC